ACTGCTGATAACGATATCAACGCGATCAGCTCAAACGGCGCAGTTCCGGGTGGCTACGGTTTAAACCACTACCTAACAGACGCTGATGCTTGGTTCCTTACCACAGACATCCCGAACGGTATGAAGCACTTCGTACGTTCTCCGATGGCTACTGGTATGGACGGCGACTTCGATACTGGCAACGTGCGCTACAAAGCGCGTGAGCGTTACAGCTTCGGCGTATCCGACCCACTGGGTATCTACGGTTCACAAGGCGCGTAAGCTCCTAGAACTTAAACCGACTTTGGTTTGGAAGGCTCCGCTTCGGCGGGGCTTTCTTTTTGTCTGCACCTGTTGTATGTTTACCCAACGGGTAAAACATTAGCTTTGTAGACAGGTATCTACCCGCCTGACGTTGCATAGACTACAGAGCGAATCCTTATGCAAAGGGTACTAAAATGGCTTCAACTACATTCTCAGGTCCAGTGACCTCAACAGCTGGTTTTGTCGGCGATATCAAAGTCCCACCATACACCGTAGCAAACGCGCCATCCGCTGCCTCCGCAGGTGCGGGTACGTTGGTATACGTTTCTAACGGCGCAGCCGGCGCTGCTATCCTAGCGTTCTCCAACGGTACTGACTGGAAACGTTCCGATACCGGCGCTACAATCTCAGCGGCATAAGGGGTATTGGTATGAGCTCTCGCTTTAAACCAGCCTCCGCAGAAGAGCTCGCTCGTCGAGTCTCTGCCAAGGCCGCACCCACCCCGAAAAAAGTGACGCCTAAGAAGGTTGTCTCTAAGAAAGAGGACTAGAGTATGGCTGGTCAAGAAGTACGGGCTCATAACTTCGCAGCGAGCGATACCGCTGCACTTGTAGGCCCATCACGTGGCAGGCTGCAGGGTGTTCTAGTGAACGCCGCGGCGGCAGCTGCTTTCACCATTCGTAGTGGGTCAGCTACGGGCCCTATTATATTGCAGCTAACCCTGCCTGCTGGTTGGAACGACGTATACATTCCAAACGATGGTATTTTAGCCGATAATGGTTGTTTTGTTTCTGCCTTTACGGGCACAGGGAACGTAATGACCCTGCTTATAGAGTGATACGACATGGCTGAAGCAAAGCCAAAGTCCAAGAAAGACCCTCGCCTTGCGCGGGCGGGGGTTTCTGGGTTCAACAAACCTAAGCGCACGCCTAACCACGCGAAGAAGTCACACGTCGTTGTGGCTAAAGAGGGTGATAAGATCAAGACAATCCGGTTTGGGGAGAAAGGCGCTAGTACCGCTGGTAAGCCTAAAGCCGGCGAATCCGATCGCATGAAGGCCAAGCGTAAGTCTTTTAAGGCCCGTCACGGCAAGAACATTGCCAAGGGTAAAATGTCTGCAGCATACTGGGCTGATAAGGAGAAGTGGTGATGATGGGACGTAATTCTATGGGTAGCCAACTTACTGGCGACCGCGCCAAGAAGATGGACAAAGGCGGCAAGCTGCAGATGGTTAAAGGTCCAAGCGGTAAAATGGTTCCTGATTATGCCGCGGATGGCGTTGGCAAGATGTCCTATGGCGGCAAGATGAAGAAGATGGGTTCCGGTGGTAAGATGTCCCGTGGCGATGGCTGCTGCATGAAGGGCAAAACCAAGGGCACTATGCGCTAATGGCACCCAAGAAGAAATCTACGGTCAACGCCGCAAAAAACTACACGAAGCCAACTATGCGTAAAAACCTTGTCGCCAAGGTTAAAGCAGGTGGTAAGGGTGGCGCGCCGGGTCAGTGGAGCGCTCGTAAGGCGCAGATGGTTGCTAAACAGTACAAAGCCAAAGGCGGAGGGTACACATCGTGAGGGGCGTAAAGCATTACAAAAAAGATGGTACTGTCCATAAAGGCGGCACACACAAGATGCCTGATGGTTCGTTGCACACAGGCAAGACCCACGGCAAGACGAGCACTAAATTAGTGCATTATAAAGATTTGGGTAAAGCAGCAAAGGCTAAAGCAGATGGCGTTAAAACCAAGCCAAAAAAGTCTTAAAGACTGGGGCAAGCAGAAGTGGCAGACAAAGTCTGGTAAACCATCGACGCAGGGGCCAAAGGCTGCAGGTGAGCGATATCTGCCGAAGAAAGCTATCAAGGCGTTGTCGGATAAAGAGTATGCCGCTACTACAAAGACCAAACGTGCTGCCACTAAAAAGGGTAAGCAGGTTGCGGCACAACCGAAGAAGATCGCCGCGAAGACGGCAAAGTTTAGGAAGGCTTAGAGATGCCCGTAGTTGTACCTGCACTATCCGAGTTGTTTGAGGAAGCGTACGAACGTGCGGGTCTAGAAATGCGATCGGGATACGACTTAAAAACTGCACGTCGTAGCCTTAATATTATGACGTTGGAGTGGCAAAACCGCGGCCTGAACTTGTTCACCATCGAGGCTGGTACTATACCTCTGGTGGCTGGTACAGCTACGTACACACTGCCTTCTGACACTATTGACATCATAGAGCACCAATTACGTACCGGCGCGGGAACTTCCCAGCTGGATGCGTCTATAGAGCGTATGAGTGTTTCTACGTACTCCCATCAAGGAAGTAAGCTGACCCAAGGTCGACCTTCTCAGGTGTATGTGCAGCGGAACGCCACAGATGTGCAGGTTACGTTATGGCCAGTGCCGGATGCCACAACCACGTACACGTTGGCCTATTACCGCCTAAAAGGCATTGATGGTCTGGCCGGCGGTATTGGCGGGGCCACAGAAACTATCCCTCCGCGGTTTGTTCCTGCGCTCGTAGCGGGTTTGGCGTACTACATTGCCATGAAGAAGCCCGAGGTTTCCGCCCGAGTTGCTCCATTAAAGCAAGAGTATGAAGAGCAGTTCCGCATGGCCGCAGACCAAGACCAAGACCGGTCCACACTACGTATTGTGCCCTTCGCGATGGGGGGCATCTAATGCCTGCTTACGCCAGCGGCAAACACGCTTACGGTATATGTGACCGTACGGGGTTCCGCTATAAGCTGAAAGACCTTGTATTTGAGGTGCAGGATGGCGTGAGAACGGGCCTGCGTGTTGGCAAGGACGTATTAGACCCCGACCAACCACAGAACTTCTTGGGGCGCATCAACACGTCCGACCCACAATCCTTGCTGAACCCTCGCCCCGACGTTAACCCGGGTAGAGGTTTGTTCGGCTGGAACCCTGTTTGGAACCCCGCACAATATATGGTAGGCTCCGTAGGAAGAATTACTGTAATCACAACTGACGGAGAAGCCTGATGAAGAAATCTTTACGCCCCAAGAATCGTCCCAAAGACGTAGGGGAAAAAGCGCGGCTAGATGCAGAGGGCAGCACCCAACACCCCAGCGGGGATAACATTTATGAGCAGGGTGCCAAACCTAGCAAAAAGAAGGCCGAAAAGAAGGTCAAAAAGATGGCTAGTGGGGGGATGTGCCGTGGTATGGGAGCAGCCACACGTGGCGGAAACTTCGTAAAAGGGTAAGTTCCGATGAACTATACTGAGCTGGTCACAGCGATCCAAGACTACACGCAGAATGAAGAGACGAGCTTCGTTTCTAACATGCCTAATTTCGTTAGGCAGGCGGAAGAGCGGCTCAACCGCTCAATCATGGTGCCTGAGTTACGGAAAAATGTGACCGCCGCTACCACCAACGGTAATTGGTATCTGGCGAGACCAGAGGATTTCCTCTCGGTGTTCTCTTTAGCTGTCGTAGACTCGTCTGGGGATTATTCGTTTCTTCTTGATAAAGACGTGAACTTCATTCGTGAGGCTTACCCAGCGTCCAGCACTTCGGGGCTCCCGCAATACTATGCTCAGTTTGATGGGGATTATGGCAGCGAAAATGGTAACTTCATACTTGGTCCAACCCCCGATGCCGACTATGCCGTTGAGCTGCATTACTACTACGACCCACCGTCGATCGTTAGTACAGGCACGTCTTGGTACGGTGACAACGCGGAATCCGCTTTGCTCTATGGTTCTTTGATTGAGGCATACACTTACATGAAGGGTGAGGCTGACCTCATCCAGCAATACACGTCACGTTACAGTGAAGCTCTTGGCCAGCTTACCGGGGTCCAGATTCGTAGTACGACAGATGAATATAGGGATGGGAAACTCTAATGCAACTTGGAATCGCGGACGTTGCAAATTATCACGCATCATATTAAAGTGGTGGCCAAGGAAGACCGTGCAACGATGTGCGTAAAAATACAAGAGGCTGGGTTTCCTGACCTCGCAGCTCAACTTAGGAGACTTTGAATGGCCTTTACCGGTAACTTTATGTGCACATCGTTCAAGCAAGAGCTGATGGTGGGCACACATAACTTCACTACTTCGACAGGCGATATCTTCAAACTTGCCCTATACACCGACACCGCTGCGTTCACTGCGGCGACTACTGCGTACACGGCGACAAACGAAGTAGGCAACTCAGGCTCATACAGTGCTGGCGGCGGCGCGCTTACAAATGTGACTCCGGCAGCTTCGGGCACGACAGCGTTGGTAGACTTTGCTGACCTTGAGTTTACAGCCGCTACAATCACTGCCCGAGGCGCATTGATCTACAACAGTAGCGCAGCAGGCAACCCAGCAGTTGCAGTGCTAGATTTCGGCGCGGACAAAACCTCTACGGCTGGTACGTTTGCGATTCAGTTCCCTGCCGCAGATGCTTCGAACGCTATCATTCGTATCGCTTAAAATAAAGGGTTTGCCCCATGTCTCTGATTGTTGCTGATCGCGTACAAGAAACCACTAACTCTACGGGGACCGGGGCCTATACTCTGGGAGGCGCGGTTGCGGGTTTCCAAGCGTTCTCTGCGGTCACGTCCGACACGGACACCGTCTACTACGCGATTACGGATAACGTGGGTTTCGAAGTCGGTTTGGGCACATATTCTTCGGGGACTATTACCCGCACGACGGTGTTTTCCTCGTCTAACTCTGGTGCTGCTGTTGACTGGGGCACGGGCACGAAAAACATATTCCTGACTTATCCTGCGGGTAAAGCGGTTGTCGAGGATGTCAGCAACAACGTGACTATCGGGAACAACATAATTCTCGGTGGGACTGTTGACGGGCGGGACGTGGCGGCTGATGGCACCGCTCTGGACGGTGCAGTTGCCGATGTCTTAGTGGCTGGTGGTACGGGCTATTCAACCAGCTATGTTTCAACCGTCGCAGTTGGCGGCACGACGTTTGCACAGCCAGCGGTTGAGGGCCGGATTCACAGCGACCAAGGCGAATATGTAATTGACTACGCGGGAGCTACAGGCATCACAGTGGCATCAGGTGCCGCATCCGTTTACGTGTACATCGACAGCGCAAGCAACTTGCAGCAGCAGACGACGACACCAACGCGTCAAGACTGGTCTCGCAAACTGTTCACGATGCGGATTGCCGTTGATACCGTTGCAGGGACTATCCTCGGCTTTGAATATCTGGCCAACCCATTGGGTCATTACCCGAACAGCATTCGGGATATCTATTCGTTTATGCTCGCTCAAGGCGTGCCGTTCAAGAAAGATCAAACTGTCACTGGTCGGTCTGATCTGGGCTTCGACGTGTCGGCTGGTACTCTTATGGAGTTTGGCGGAACTGGGGACATTCACAACGCCAACATTCTTTCTTTCAACGCAGTCGCAAACGCGGGCTTCTTCTTGTCAACAAGAACGGCTTTTGACGCAGGCGGGAATACAAACCTTCCGAAGTTTTGGGACGATGGTGGCACTCTAACCGCGCTCGGTTCCACAACACTGGTTGGCCACAGGCTGTACCGTTTCAGCAACGGCAATTTGTGCTTGCAATACGGGCAAGGCAACTACGCAAACATGACCTTGGCCAAAGCGGGTGTGCTGCAAGAAGACTATGTCCTCAACCCAGCCCTAAAAAATGCAACGTTCTTTGGTTGGTGGCTTATTCAATCAACTGCCACTGTCACGACAGGAACCCCAACCCTCACAGCTTTTGTCGAATACACGCTGGGCGTTCAAGGCGGCGTTTCTAGCGCGTTGTCAGGTGCCGCGCTCATCGGCAACAATGGTTCTGACTTCCTAGACGCCGGAGCGGTGCGCACAAACATAGGTCTTGGCACAGCAGCAACAACAGCGGCCACCGACTATGTGCAGGTCACAGCCACGACAGGCCAAGCTAACCTCCCCGCAGGTACAACCGCACAGAGAACCGCGACACCGGGAACTGGTGCCTTACGGTTTAACTCAACTGATGTTTCCTTTGAAGGGTACAACGGGACTGAGTGGGGTTCGATTGGTGGTGGTGCTGCTGACGGTATCTTCTACGAAAATGAACAGAATGTCACAGCGGACTACACAATTGTGGCCACCAAGAACGCAATGACCGCAGGACCAATTACGATTGCCAGCGGGGTCTCAGTTACAATTGAAACCGGCGGAAGGTGGATCGTGCTATGAGTATTGTATTAAACGGGTCAACGGGTATCACCACACCTGACATTGACAGCATAGCAGGGTTCGACGCTCCTGACCTCACAGGAGCCTTGCCCGCTATCGACGGCTCGGCCCTTACGGCACTGACAGCAGCTAACCTTACGGGAGCTTTACCAGCTATTGATGGTGCAGCACTGACTGGGATTCAGACTGGGCCAACATACGCAACTAAAGTAGCAACCACGTCAGGGACAGCCTTTGACTTCACTGGTATCCCAGCAGGGGTAAAGGAGATCAAAGTTTTCTTTGACGATGTTGGGTTGACTACCAACGAGAATTTTAGGGTTTTACTGGGTACATCAAGTGGGTTTGTTTCAACAGGATATGTAGGTAGCAGTTTCAATGTGTCGGCGTCAGTTGTTTATGAGCTTCATAGTTCAACCGGATTTCTTATTAGAAGTGACTCGCTACTCGCCCCTGTATCGGGGGTTATGACTATAACACGATCCACAGAAAGCGGAAATGTGTGGCACCAAGCACAAAGCTTTGGTGGCCCCGTTCAAACTATTATGGGTGCAGGTGTGGTGGATGCTGGCGCAGAACTTACACAAATAAGACTAATCCCAAACGGGGGGTCGCCTACTTTCAACTCAGGCACACTAAACATTTCGTGGAGCTTTTAAGATGAGTAGACAAGTATTCAATGTAGAAACTCAAGTCTGGGATGTAATTGCTGAAGATTTGCCAGTCACTCCTCGAACCACAGAGGAACTAGCAAGCAACGCACGGGCCTATAGAGGTGGGCTATTGTCTCAGACTGACTGGGCTTCGGGTACGGATGTCACAATGACAGAGGGCATGAGAGCTTACCGCCAAGCCCTACGTGATGTGCCACAGCAGGCTGACTTCCCTGAGACAATAACTTGGCCACAGGAGCCTTCAGCATGAGCAAGATAGCCCTCACACCCAACGCCGCTGGCACAGGTACATTTACCGTAGCCTCCCCCAACAGCAATACAAACCGGACCCTTACCCTGCCTGACGGCACTGGTGAGTTGTTGACCAAGACTGGTGATGGTTCTGGGCTGACTGGTATCTCAGCGTTCAAGCCCGTAGCAGTCACAGGCACTACACCTTCGCTTGATGTTGGGAGTTATAACTTCTTTAACAGCGGCACCCTGACAGGTGACACGACTTTGACGTTTGCCTCTGTTCCTACTAATGCGAACTGGCGGTACAAGTTCAAGCCAGTTGTATTGACAGGTGCGTGGGACGTTTCCACAGCAGCCTCCACGCAATCGTTCTCTGTATCTGGTCAGGATAGTGTCCCACGAGGTGTTTTCTTCAAACCTGATGGATTAAAGATGTATGTGGTAGGGGACACTGGGAATAGCGTTTATGAATACGATTTAAGCACAGCTTGGGACGTTTCCACAGCAACCTATTTACAAGCGTTTTCTGTCTCTGCTCAAGAGGCTACGCCACAAGGCATCTTCTTCAAACCTGATGGGCTGAAAATGTATGTATTAGGGTACTCTGGGGATGACGTCAACGAATACGATATAAGCACAGCGTGGAATATATCTACAGCAACCTACGGACGGAACGTCTCTGTGATTTCTAACGCGCAAAACCCAACTGATGTCTTCTTTAAACCTGATGGTCTAAAGATGTATGTTACCAGCAACACTACCTCTGATGTAAATGAGTACAACCTAAGCACAGCTTGGCTTGTGACCACAGCAGTTTACTCTCAGAACCTTTCTGTCTCTGCTCAATCTGGTGCTCCCACTTCCGTCTTCTTCAAACCTGATGGATTAAAGATGTATGTCCTAAGTTTCGCTGGGGATGACGTAAACGAGTACGACCTTAGCACAGCGTGGGATGTAACCACAGCAGTCTACTTACAGGCATATTCGGTACAAGACGATCTTGCAGAAGGCATGTTTTTTAAACCTGACGGCCTAAAGTTTTATGTAGTGGGCCAACGTAATAGGTCTGTTGCTGAGTACAACTTAGGCTCCCCAACATCACTTACCCTACCAGCTTCACTGCAAAACGCCCCAACCTTAGCCTTAAAAGGCAACACCGTCGTCACCTATGAGTTCATAACA